TTGCGGAGCGCAGCCGGTCGTAGTGCCGGCGTGCTTCGGCCAGCTCGCGGGCAGTTGACGCCCATGATCGATGCGCGGCAAGGTAGCTGTCAACATGCATGATGCGTCCGAGCATGTTTGTCTGGTCGTGATACTGCCGTTCCAGGCTGCGCAGGACGTAGTACGCGCAGGCGCGCTGGAGGAATCGGAGCAGGGCCCTCATGCCGCCCGCGCTTCGACCGGCGCGGTCGTGGTAAAGCGCAGCGGCGAGAAGCTGCGCGTCTCGGCGGCGGACGTGGCGCGCTGATGTATCCAGATGCGGCACGTATAACCGTCGAGCAGGATGTGCACGTTGGTGCCGTGGCCATGGCTGTCGGGCTCGATGGTTTCGGACGCAATCTTGAGTCCGGCTGATTCGATGGCGCGCGCCATCGTGCCGTCGTGGGAGTGGTCGTAAAAGATCGCGCCGCCGTAGCGCAGCCAGTCCGGCTGTGCGTGACGGCAGCCGTGGTCGACGAGGATTTTCTGCAGCGCCTCGGCTTCGTCGATCAAAGGCTTGTTACGCATCGCGTGGAGCAATGCCTGCTCGGCGTCGTAGGTGATTTTGGCGTGGATCGATTCCATGAAGAGTGACATGTGGCCTCCTGTCGTTTGGTTTTGGGTTGCGAGCTGTAACCATAGTTACTTTAGTGGGATGTGTCAACCATAGTTACACCGCCAGGCAAAAAAACCCGCAGAAGCGGGTTGCTGGAAGTGTACGCGCCTAGAAGTTGCTGCCGTAGCAGTTCGAGAAGTGCTCGTCTTCGGCTTCCTTTTGCCGGCGCTTGGCGTCGTCGATCAATGGCACGTTAAGCATAAGGTTATCATCCAACAAATTGGCGTAACGATGGTTGACAAGCGCGCGGTAACTATGGTTACAATGCGGACATGGATCAACGGACGGCATCACAACTCATCGACGAAATGGGCGGCACGGGCGCTGTGGCAAGCCTTTGCGACATCAGTTCGCAAGCCGTGTCGAAGTGGCGCAAGTCCGGAATCCCGGCGCCGTGGCTGAAATATTTTCAACTTCAGCGGCCGGAATTGTTTTGTAACGGCTTGCCGACCGAGCAAGCCCAGGCCGCCTGACATGGCCTGCCCAACAGTCACCCTACCCACCGACGTGCGTTCCCAGACAACGCGCACGTCATTTGCGCCTCGGCCGCGATTGTGCGGTCGGGGCGTTCTTTTTTGGGTGGGGGTCGTGTCCATGGTTGCAGTCTATTTTTTTTCGCTCAAAAACGCTGTACGCGCCTGTACGTGATTCACGGACAGGCCAGATAAACGGGGGAGCTCATGCAGATGAATTTGCACCACGATGACATCAACGACGCGCTGCGGGAAGCGATTCTGGTAGCGGGAGGGTACAAGACGGTCGGCGCGCTGATGTATCCGGAAGACGCGCCCGACCACGCCGCCGGCAAGGTGCGTGATGCGCTCAACCCGGATCGCCGCGAGAAGTTCTCGCCCAAGCAAGTGGCATTGATTTCGCGGCTCGGCCGGCAGAACGGCTGTCATGCGGTGATGCGCTTCCTGGCGCATGACGGCAGCTACGCCGACCCGGTGCCGATCGACCCGGAGAGCGAAATCGCCCGACTGCAACGGGAGTTCATCGAGGCCACCAAGGCGCTCGGCGCGATGAGCAAGCGCATTGAGGTGATCACTGCCAGGTCGGGGGGTTGAGGATGGAAAATCGCCTCTGGTCGAAGACCGAAAAGGCCCTGCTGCGCAAGCATTACCTGACGATGACGGTCCGCGCACTGGCGGCGGAACTCGGGCGCAGCTGCGCGTCGGTGAAGTATAAACTCGGGCAGCTGCGCCTTAAAAAGTGCCGCGTTAAACCCGTACCGGAGATCAAGTACGCGACGAAGGTGGACGTTGATCCACGGCCAGCGCGGCAACGTCCACACATCACCGTCGTCAAGCACCCCGCGGGACGGATCATCACACACAGGATGGCCGGGTGATGGCCTGGCTGTTCGGCAAACCGCTGCTCTTCAACTACGTGATCATGGTTCTGTATTCAATGAATGCGGCCTGGTGGGCGGCCCACGGAAAGTGGGCGGACGCTTGCTACTGGCTCTCGGCGCTGGCCATCACCGCCACCGTGACGTTTGGGTACAAGCATTGAGCGCGACGGCAAAGCTTGAGGATCGCCACATCGAACGGCTGTGGCGGCAAATTCGCGCCAAGGACACGCCACAAACGGTCGTCCGCGAAACGAGTCCGCGCCGATTTTTTCTGATCGATGCGCAGAGCCCGCGCGTCGATGCGCTGCTGAATTCTCCGGAGTGGTCGCGGCGCGTCGTCGGGACGTTTTATCCGGATGTCGAGATTGACGTGTTATGCGAGGAGGTTGGCTGATGCGCGCCCCCGCCTACGCCAAGGCCCTGATGGCGCGACGCCGGCGTGGCGAGCGGATCGGCTGGCTGGTGGTGGCTGTGCATGACTGGCACGCCGGGGAGGAGTTTACGGCGCATGCGGAAGTGGCGCGCGTTGTGCTACCGCCGGATTCCCTGCCGCATGAACTGGATTGGTCGTGCGCCGTGGCGCTGGATTGCCTGGTCTCGTGCGCAGAGGGGAATGAGGCGGTTTTTGATGCCGCGCTGACGATGCTGCAGGCCGCCGGCGCGGCGTCCTTGTGGGGCTGGTTTGCTGAGGGAATTGCTCTGCTGGAGCCGTTCGTATCGAAATACAGGCCGCCGTTTGTCAGTGTCGGTGATGCGGTGCCCCCGGCACTGTTCAAGCGCGCCCTGAGCGCGCACCGGTCGCGTGAAATGATGATGATGACGGGCGTGTACGGCACGCCCGCCTTCGACACGGTGCGCCAGGCGGAATACGCGCGTGTCTTCGGTCCGTTAGCTGGAAAGGCGTTGGACTGGGTGGAGTCGAAGCGCGAAGCGAGGGCGGCATGATGCCTGAACCGACAGAGCCGGTCGATCCATTGGCGGCGGCCCAGGCGGCGGCGCTGGCTGGGATGGCGAAGGCCAAGGTGCATCCGATTCGGCAAGGCATCGAGGAACGCGCGGCGGTAAAGTGCGTCACGGCGGAATACTTTCTGAACGACATCGAGGCGCCTCGCTGGCTGGTCTCGGGTATCGTTCAGCGCGGGTATCTTTATGCGCTGACGGCGCCGACGAATCACGGGAAAACAGCGGTGTCGCTGGTGATGGCGATGTGCGTGGCGTCCGGTCAGCCGTTCGCCGGTTGCGAGGTCGAGCAGGGCAATGTGCTCATTCTGTGCGGAGAGAATCAGGACGGGTTCCGCCTGCGCATGCTGGCGACGATGGGGTCGCTTGGCATCGTTCCGGCGGACATCGTTGGGAGATGCTGGGTGTATCCACAGTCGGGACCGCTCGAGGGGATTCTGCCTGGGCTGAAGGAAGATGCGCTCGGCATGGGCGCGCTATCGTTCGTGCTGGTCGATACGTCGGTGGCCTATTTCTCCGGGCAGGACGAGAACGATAACGTGGCGTCTCTATGGCATGCGCTGGCGCTGCGTGAACTGACCCGGCTGCCCGGCAATCCATCGGTGATGGCCAACTGCCACCCGACCGGGTCGGCGGCCAAGGAGGGCTGCGTTCCGCGTGGCGGCTCGGCTTTCCTGAACGAGATCGACACGAATCTGACGGTGTGGGCCGACGCGGAAACCAGCGAAATGCACTGGACGCGCAAGAAGCGCGGCCCGGATTTCGACCCGATTCTGTTCGAGTACAAGGCGCTGACGCTGGAGCAGTTCGGGCGCAAGGTGCCAACGGTCGTCGCGATGTGGATCAGCGAGGATCGGGAGCGCGAGATTTTCAGGCGCAAACGCGAGGATGAAAACCGCGTGCTTTATGAAATGTACCGCAATGACGACTGGACGTTTTCGGTGATGGCGGAATTGTGTGGATTTGTCTCGTCGACGGGCAATCCTCTCAAGTCCAAAGTTCACCGGACGCTCGGTCGTCTGTTGGAAGTCGGGTTGGTGAAGAAGGATCGCCGGCGCGGCTGGTATCTGACGCCGCAAGGCGAAAAGGAGGCGCAATCAATCCGCTGACCTGATAGGGCGTTGTCATTGATCAATGACGCTCGCACAGGGCCACGGGGAAGATGCGCGTGTGATTTGATAAGCGTTCCAACGGGCGGGAACGCTTCGGAACGGTTTGGAACGAACAGCTTTGAAAGGTAGCAACCATGCGGGATTCAGGCGGTTTTGCTTTGACGACGGCGGCGGAACGCAACACCCCTCTGCCACACCCCCCTGTAAGGGGGGGGTGTGGCAAGAGCGAGGGTGTTGCTCCGGAGGTCGGCGAACGGGAAGCAGCGGCTGAGTGGGTGAGAGAAAACCTGCCGGAGTGCTCGGCATTCGCTGCGATCGTTCGGGAGCAGTTCAGCCAGGCACGGCTCTGCTTTGCCAGCGAGAACGGCCACACCGTCGGCAAGCCATTCGTCCCGGCTTTTGTGGTCAGCGGCGATGCGCTGGTGCAGGAGCCGATGGTGGCGAGGAAAGGGAGGTCGGGATGAGCAGACGGATTATGGCTGAATTGCCAGAAGACTTGGTCAGGAGAATGCGGAATTGGGCGCGCTGGGCGGCGGGCGGCGGGCTGCCAAAACTGGCATCGTGTGCGATGTGGGGTATTGCTCCATCAGGAGCGCGCGGCGATCAGGTGATCAATACGCTGTCGGGAGAGGCGGGCGATACCGACGCAGCGATGAATGGGGTTGCTGTGCGCTATGCGCAGGCGGTGCGCTTGTTCTGGCAGTACGAGGGCAGCGCGCTTGCTGTGCTGGCCAGGCGGTGTAGCTGCGACTATCGGACATATGAGAACCGAGTGATCGAGGGGCACATACGATTGCGCAGCGAAATAGCTCAGCGCAACGATGTGGCGCGACGTTATCGCGAGTCGTTTGCCGAGGTGGTAAGGTGCGCTTGACAAAGCTTAATTGTAGGTGTAGTGTTGTCAACAATGTAAGCACCACCTGTCTGCCCGGAACCCGCACTCGTTGCGGGTTTTGGCGCTTACGGCGTGTCGGATCATGCCAATAGCGGCACCCAAGCCGTGCCGCCACATGGGCTGCAGCCGGTTATCGAAAGACGGAAGCGGTTACTGCGAAGACCATATCAAAGACAGAAGCATTGGTCGTTTCGCTGATGAACGCAGAGGCTCGCGGCACGAGCGAGGCTATGGGACGAAATGGGACCATATCCGAAAAAGGATATTGAGGCGCGACCTAGGGTTGTGCCAGCCGTGCAGGCGCAAAGGTTTGTATAGGCCTGCGAAGATTGTCGATCACATCAAGCCAAAGTTTGAGGGCGGAACCGATGACGATGACAATCTCGAATCAGTGTGTAAGCGCTGCAGCGACATAAAGACGGCACAGGAGGCTTTCCGCGCAAGATCAATTAACAAGAGTGACGGGTGGGGCGGGTAAAAAGTCAAAACCCAACAA